TGGAGCGACAGGAGCGACAGGAGCAACAGGAGCAACTGGAAGAACTGGTGCGACAGGAGCGACAGGATTAATTGGAGCAACTGGAAGAACTGGTGCGACAGGAGCAATAGGAGCAACAGGAGCGACAGGATTAATTGGAGCGACAGGTGCTACTGGTCCATCTGGTGGTATAAATTTAATAGGAACTATTAGAGGAGAATATATTGTATATAATGGTTCATCATTTATTGTTAATACAACAAATCAATTATATATAGGTCAAAGTGCTGGTTTCACTAATCAAGGAGAAAATTCAATTGCTTTAGGTAAAAATTGTTCTTCTATTAATCAAGGATTTTCTTCTATCGCTATTGGACATGAAACTTCAATTTTTAATCAACCTAATTATACAATCGCAATAGGATATAGAGCAGGTTTTACAAGAGGTTTAACTCAAAATAATGGATACCAAAATATTGCAATTGGTTATCAAGCAGGATATAGTGACCAAGGGTTTTTTACAGCAACACCATTTGATAGTGCAGATTCTATAGCAATTGGTAGTTTTGCTGGACAAAATTTACAAAAACAAGATGGAATTGCTATTGGTTATCAATCTCAACAATTTAGAGGTGATACAAGAGCAATAGCAATTGGTCTTAATGCTGGTCAATATAATCAAGGTTATGCATCAATAGCAATTGGTGCTTTTGCTGGTAATACAATCAACACATTCACAGGGTTACAACATAATAATACTATAATATTAAATGCTACTAATTCTATACTACCTTCAAATGGTTCCAATAGATGTTTTATAGCTCCAATTAGAAATGCTGGACCAGGAACATACATATTTGGTTCTCAAAATACTTTAATTTATGATCCAACCACTTCTGAGATAACTTATAAATTAATGTCTAGTGATTATCGTATTAAAAATAATATATCCGCAATTAACACACAAGAAACCTACAATTTTTTTAAAAAAATAACTCCATGTATATTTAATTATAATAGTTGATCAACTTATTTTTACACTGGATTTATTGCAGATGAATTTATTAGTGATGACGAATTAAATAATTATAATATTGTTTCATTAGATAATTATTTAATTAATGATATTGAATGTAATGCTAAAATAGTTGATAATATTATCTATATTACTGATATAAATAAAAAATTTAAACCTTATACAGCTGAATTAGTTGAATGGCAATTAAATCAATTTGGTGATGAAGATAAATTTAATGTTTTTACAGGATTAAAAAATGGGAGTATTATAAATATATTAATAGGTGATATCAATTATAATGTGAAAATAAAACAATATATTGATGAATCAAAGTTAGAAATTGACTATATTTTAAATTATCCTACTAGAGGAGATAAAAATATTTTTGTTAATAATAATATTTATAATTTTGATAAAATATATATTAATGGCACAATTTATGAAGATTTTAAATCTATCAATTACAATAATTTATCTAATGTAATGTTTGCAACAACACAAGAAATTATTAAAAAAGTTGAAAATATAAATAATACCATAGATGCTATTCAATTTAGAGGATCAAATAAAGGTAATTATATTGTATATGATGGTTCAACATTTATTGTTAATAATACTAATAGATTATATTTAGGCATAAATTCAGGTTTTAGTAATCAAAATAGTTTTTCAATTGCAATAGGAGTTAGTGCTGGTTCTTATAATCAGAATATAGGAGGAATTGCTATTGGATATCAAGCAGGTTATACAAACATTTATGATTCATTTAGTTCAAATGATAATATAGCGATAGGTTCATATGCAGGAAATTTAAATCAAAATCCTAATTGTATAGCAATAGGATATGAGGCTGGTAAAAATAATCAAAAATATGGTGCTATATCAATTGGACTACAAGCTGGATATAAAAATCAAGGTAAATATTCTATTGCAATTGGAGCATATACCGCTGGTGATGATGATGATAGTATGCATGATAATTCAATAATATTGAATGCTAGTGGTTCATATGTTCAAACTACTGGAAATAATAGAACATTTATAAATCCTATTAGATCAGTGTCACCAGGTTCAATTATAAGTCATAGAGTATTGCTCTATGACTCTCAAACATTTGAAATAACTTCTAAAGTAAATTCTTCTGATATAAGAATTAAAAATCATATTGAACCTATAAACACACTTATCCCATATGAATTTTTAAAAAAAATAACTCCTGTTAATTTTAAATTTAGTTATGGAGACACAAATAATATACACCATGGTTTTTTAGCAGATGAATTTATACAAGATGATATTTTAAATGAATATAACATTGTTAATAAAGAAAAATATTTAATTGAAGATATACAACTTAATTGTAATTTGTATAATGGAATTGTTACAATTTCTGAATCTGATAAAACATTTAAATTATACGGAACCACTCATATAAATTGGGACAAAAATCAATTCGGTGATACAACTAATATTCCAATTAACACTGGAATAAAAATTAATCAAAATATTGAATTTATATACAATAATATTAATTATAAAGCTAATGTTATAGATATATTATCATCAAACAAAATACAAATCAAAATTGAAAATAATTATAATCAAAAACACAATACTTATTATTTTACAGATAATATTAATTATAATATTCATGTTTTAGGCAATATTTATGATGATTTTAAATCTATCAAGTATGATAATTTAACAAATGTCATGTTTTATACTATACAAGAATTAATTAAAAAAGTTGAATATCAAAATAATGAAATTAATACTCTTAAAAATGATATAAATTATTTAAAAAATATTATACAAAATTTATAATTTAAAATATTATTTATTGAATTAAATTTTCTTTAATTTTTTCTACACATTCTTTATCAATATCAATTGCTAATGATGATATGTTATATTTTTTCGCCATATAAGATATCGTGCCATATCCAGCAAATGGGTCTATTATTACTTTCACTCCCTTTTCATTACAAAATTTCATCACATAATTTAATGGTTCAATTGATGTTCCATTTTTATACAATTTTTTATTACCTTCTATTACATCAGGAAATTGTTTTCCTGGTCCATTCAAATAACTAAAACAAAGCATATGTCCATAAGTTGGTCTTTGTAAATGAATACTATTAACTGGACGATATAATACAATTTTATGCCACAATAAATGTATCCCATTTTCTTTAGCAACTTTTTGTAAATAAAAACTTTTATCAATCCATTTCCCATTTACTTTTCTATCCGTTTGTATAAAAATACAATACTCATCTTTTTTCACCTTTTTATATATTATATCACAAACATTCTCAAACCATTTTATGTATTGTCCTTCTTCCATATTTACTTCGTCCATATCAGGTATTCCAGTAATGATAGTTGGCAAAGAATAATTCTCTTTGTCTTGTAAATATTTTATTGAATCTGTATTTAATATTTTTGTTTTCATTAATAACATAAACTAGAAATTAAAAATTATAAAATAAACTAAATTTTATAATAAAATATATATTTAAATAATTTTATATAAGTTATAGTATCTATACAAATGGATTCTAATCAACTAACTATCTTTCCCATTCAAAATCCTGACATCTGGAATTTTTATAAAAAAGCATTAAGTGCTTTTTGGGTCGCTGAAGAAATTTCACTATACGAAGATATGAACCATTGGATTAAATTAAAAGAAAGTGAGAAAACATTTATTAAATATGTTCTTGCTTTTTTTTCATCCAGTGATGGTATTGTGAATATGAATTTAGCACAAAGATTTAGTTTAGAAATTCCATATAAAGAAGCAGTTTTCTTTTATCAATTCCAAATCGCGATGGAAAATATTCATAATGAAACTTATTCATTACTAATTGATACTTATATTAAAGACGAAAATGAAAAACATCGTCTTTTTGATGCATTAGGTAATTTTGATTGTATTAAAAAAAAAGGTGAATGGGCATTTAAATGGATTAATGATAAAGAAAGTGATTTAAGCAAAAGAGTAATTGCTTTCGCAATTGTTGAAGGCATTTTCTTTTCAAGTTCATTTGCTAGTATTTTTTGGTTAAAAGAAAGAGCATTAATGAAAGGATTAACATTTAGTAATGAACTAATTTCTCGTGACGAAGGATTACATACAGAATTTGCTGTTTTTATTTACCTAAAAATGGTTCAAGATAATTATTTCCAAAGATTAGATGAAAGTATTATTTATGAAATGTTTTTAGATGCTGTAAAAATAGAAGAAGAATTTATTACCGAAGCAATTCAATGTGAAATGATTGGAATGAATTCAAAAATGATGATTGAATATATTCATTTTGTTGCCGATAGATTATTAACATCATTGGGTTATGATAAAATTTGGAATGCTTCAAATCCATTTTATTTTATGGAAAATATTTCTTTACAAGGTAAAACTAACTTTTTTGAAAGAAAAAATAGTGATTATATGATTAATACAGATAGAGTTGATGAATTAAATAATGACGAGGATTTTTAATTTTTTAAAAAAAAAATAATTAAATGCGCCTACGCCATAATTGTTGATGATTTGTTAAAAAAATTTTATTAAAAATTGAAATCCTAAATTATATTATATGTTCTTTTATAGATGTGTTTCTATATTACATCAAAAAATGTTCGGCAACCAAATATCACATCGCAATTTTGTTAATAAATTTTACAAATTCGTCCAAGTTTGTAAAAAAATACTTAAAGCAATCGCTTGTATTGATATTGAAAATCAAGTTTTAGATTATCATTATGATGATAATAGTAAATACTTATATACTCAAAATGTAGAAAATATTGAAACAGATGTAAATAAATTAGTTTTAATTCCAAATTCTATTCAAATTAATATTAAAGAAATATCACAAGTATATGAAATGGATATATTTTTAAATCAAATTATTATACGATATACTGATATATATTATTATATACACAATTATTGCTTACATAAACTTATTCAAAAGAAATCTAAAGAATTACAATTGCCAAAATTGTATCAATATTTAATGGATAATACACATATTGAATTTCAAGACAATATTGTTTCAATTGAAACATTAATTGAATCAAATAAAATTGTCAGTTATTCACTCAAAAATGTTATTATTAGATTACACAGATATAATATCACCATTTTTTCTACATATAATCTCGCACTATTATATTTAGAAAGATTTTTCAACAATTATGGTCTAAATCATTTAGACGAAGATAATTTCTATATGTTTTTTATTATCGCATTATTAATTGCTTGTAAATATAATGACGATGAATCATATAATAATTATTCATTCGCATACATTGCTGGAATACCACTTCCAATATTTAATAAATTAGAAGTATTATTTTTACATATTATCGAACACAAATTGTTATTTCATATTGATGATATGGCAAAAATTAAAAATATTGTATGTATCGATTAAAAATTATGAATTCTAATGATTTCTAATATATTTTTATTTATTCATTAATATATTAATGAATAAATCTATTACAATTAAATATGAACCAAATAATATTATCCATATAATATCTGTAAATAATTTTAT